AAATCAATTAATCCTATGTTGATACACCCTCAATAAATATTAATTTACTAATAAAGCCATAATCAAATCCTTTCAATACCACTTGAACCACAGAGAAGACAGTAAATTTGATTTTCTTGATTTTCTCAATCTCTTCAGCCATTGTTAACACCTTTTAGTTACTATAATAATATACCGATTTGTATAATTATTTATATTTCTATTTAATAAAGTATTTTTTAACAACTAGTAGGAGTAGAAATTTTAATATTCAAGCATATTATTCAAAAATCTTTAAGGTAACCACTTTATTAGAGAATTGGGGATTTAGGTATAATGCAAATATAAATTATTAATAAATTTCATAATAATTTTTCAAATTTTGAAGGACTTAGCAGATGCTATTTATCCCCCAACAAAGAATATCAAGAAAGGAATAGATGGGAAATCTCATGAACTTGGTGAGGAACAATATATCAATAGAATTATTAAATTTATCACTCAAAAAAGTGAATCAAAAACCTATATTAAAATAGTAGGATCGCATCTTAGATTTATAGAGGATCGTTTGAAAAGTATTTCAGAGGGTTCTAATAAGGGTACTCACACAGACATTACAGACAGAGAGGAAGCAATTCGCATCGTGGTTTATACTTATCTCCTCTTAGGTGACATTCTTAGCTTAGTTTAAAGCTTGATGAAGTTCTAATTACCCTTCTAAGATTTGGATTTTTACATCTTCTAAATAGGAATACCAATCTTCATTCGACTGGAACTTTTTATTAACCCATATTTTTAATAGAAACCATAGAAACTCTTTAAAATTAGTTTGAATTTCCTCTGATAATCTTTCAATTTCGGTTTGAATACTACGTGCCATTAATTGAGATATATGTAATTGTAACTATGGTTTATGCGTTTGTAATATATCCAGTGATTATAATATTCTAAACACTTATATTCAATGTTATTTTTTACTACTTCTTTCATAAGAAATCACGATATAAATTTGCTACTTCCGGCATAACAGAGCCAATCTTGCCTGTTGGTGGTTGTGCCGGTGCAACGAAACCCTCTACCTTTATTCCTGTCTCCTCTGTGACGGTATCAGGTGCAATTTCAAATCCAACTTTTGCAAAATTCGTAATAATCTCTGCCTTGTCTTTAATTGATAATAACTCCTCTGCCTTCCATTTGAAACTAAACCCAAAAGGTATCATCCTATGCCTTACCATGCGGGGAATAAGCTGGTTATTTATGATGAACTTTGCGTTGCGCATGAAAGCGATTATCAGTTCATTAAAGATACGCTCCTGCACCTCTGCGCTTCCTACAAATGACTTTTCGTCAAAGGTTGCTACCTGTCCCGCAAATGCTTTGCTTATTTCTTCATTGCTTAACTTAACGGGCTGGATAAACGTCTTGGTAGCATCACCGCCTTTTGTCTCGATAAAATCTATCTTGTCGTCTTTATCGAATACCCCCCATGCCGCACTACCCATATTCTGTAACATAGTTTCCATTTGTTTGCGCCTTTCCGGGTCTTTTATATCGGTGTGTCCTTTTCTTATCGGCATTCCAAATAACTCTGCATATTCCCACATCTCTGCAAACAAATTCTTTTTAGAGATGGCGTGTGGAGTAGCTTTGTTGAAAAGTCCCAGATCCTTCTTCTCTCCGATAAATATAAACCAATCCTTTAAGGGGGATTCGTTATAGAAGAAAGCGTTTTGAGTATCGCTTACGCTCCTTCCAATAAATAAATCTTTTTTTACTAATTCTTTTTCAGGAACGACATACTCTCTCGGTATAAGTTCAATCTCAGGGAATCCATCGTCTTTGATATTGCCTAATTGAACTAAAGAATATCCCCAAAATGGTGCTTCTATTATGAAATCAATAAATTTAAAGTACCATTCCTTTTCAAATAATTTGGTTTTATCTTCATCCAGTTCACCCTTAGAGTTAATAATCATAAAGGGCTTTGCCTTAATTTTGTTCTTTATAGACCCTATAATTCCGGTTATATGCCCGTCTAAATCAACGTCTTTATAAATTTTAATAAGGGCGGTACGATCAGGATTATTTGCACTTTCGGCAACAAGTAAAGCGCTACGCCATTTTCCTATATCCTCTCTCTCTCTGATTTGCTGACGCAAAACTATTCTTTCAGCTACCTTTGTGCGCTGAGGTTGCGATTTATCAATATTCTTAATAGCCCCTATCTCGAAGTTTATAAATGGTATTTTATAAGCCATTAGCTGTGTTTATTGCTGTTACTATTTCATTATACCACACGATAATCTTTTTTGCGTGATAATCCTTGAACTCGTAAGGATAATAATTAGGACAAATAACCTCCATAATATCTTGTTTATCCCACGAATCAATATCGCCTGTTGATTGGTTCTTGAAATGTTTTTGCAAGTTATCGAATGCTTCTGACAGTGTAATTGTTGCGCCATCGAGCTTCTTTATTTTTGCACCCCCCAAGCTCAGGAGTGATGACTTGCCGACAGTATATGCCTCATCCTTCATAAATCTTATCATTCGTACAAGGTCGGATTTGTTGGGCTTTGTTATCGGCATAAATATTCCCTGCTTACCCTTTATTCTATACATCACATCAATATTAATACTCTCCGATAACCAGTCAATTCCCTTTGCGTAAGGTTTTTTGGGTTCTTTTACGGTTTCGGCAGCTTTTATTTCTTCTGGTGTTGCGTCTCTGCTCATTAATATTGGTGTTTCAGTTTTAAGTTACTATCAAATGTTATACTTTGCCCTTTATTTTCATCAAAGAATATCGGCAGGTCGGGGCTTATCGTTCCCTTTTTAATGTCCTTTAACAAACTCATTGCATCGTCCTTTGCCTCGCCTCTCAAGTCGGGTATATTGCGGGGATTGATTAGCTTATGAAGCTCAAAGATAGCAAGGTTAACAAGTATCTTTTTGATGAACCGGCTACGGTTGTCGCCTTTGACAAAGAAATTAGAAGGCACAACATCCCATTCCGTAGTATCGGGAATAAACCCGATTATACTCAATGTCCCGCTTAGTGTATTTTCTTTATCTTGTCCTTTGTCAATAGGTCTGTTATTTGGGAATGTTTTAGCTGTGGGGTCGAAATCAACTATCCCTATTGTGTTAATATCGCTTGTCCTGTCTGATGCGCTGTAATAAATCTTAATCTGTGTGTCGCCTCTTTTTAAGTAAATTGTTTTGGTCTTATCCCAGCCGGTTATAAGGTCATGGTTGCCTGTGAAATTATTAGTAGTGAAGCTGAAAGCGGTATCGGGTAGGTTGCCTGTGGTGGGTTGCAAGGCAAAATAAAGCGAGAAATTCTCGGTTATCTTGTCCCATTTCTCAGGATTGGTTGCTGGCGTTTCATCTATTGCAACGGCTTGGTTTGCATTGTAAATATCGTCATTGAGAACGCTGTAAATGGTCTGTGAGAAACTAACACGGTCATTTAATACGTAGGTTAAAGTAGTATCGTAAGCCGTCTCTGAATATTCTACAAGGTCATTGATCTGAAAGGTGTCTGAGAGATTAAAAGTAAGAATGTCCTTGAATATCTTATCTACATCGTATCGGTGGCGAATCATTGCCTCGACCACTTCCTGCATATTCTGTTCGTTCTCCTCTCTGACTTTGGTGGGGGTAAAAGACGTTGTTTGGGATAGCTGTTTCAGGATGACATCAAGGTCGGCTTCTCGTATCTCTGTAAAATAGTCCCGCTTCCTGAGAAATAACATTTGGATATAATTTTTTGCAAATATACAAATATTTTATATCAAAATGTTTTTTGTGGTTTTTTATTTACAAACAATTTAATTAGTACATATTTACTTCTGGCTTATGGTGAGTTCTTGAGCAAAGGCACAGTACGATTACCCAGATTTTTGTATTTTAAAATCCGTTTTTACTGTGCCTTTTGCGTTTTTGGCTTGATGGAGCCGTCCTCTCGCTTGGCAATGTTGCTCATCGTGTATGTGGCAACACTTGTAACCTACTTATGAAGCATACACGCTCCAACTATCCGTCTCGTTACTTTGTACCAACGTTGTGCTATGATAGTATCCCCCTGTAACACTTATTTATTTAAAGCAGGTGCTGTGCGTCCATTAAATAAAGAACCCGAACCAGCCGTTGAGCAAAATGTTCGGGTCTTTATAGTGTATGCGAGAGGCAGACACAAGATTTCAAATATTTTCAACTCAACGACTGATAGATTCGGCACAAAGTTAAAAACAATATTTAAACAAACAAGAAAAATCGTAAAAAAGATTTGATTTAGTAAGCTCTTTGCTTGACGGGAGCTAAAGTGTAATCCAATTTACCCCCTAATCTACGCTGGTATTGACGAAATTCATTGTTAAACGCCTCAACTAATAGATAGCGTTTTGTGTCCGAACAATTATGTACTAAGATATTATTTGCAAAATATTCAGGGCAATCTTCAATCATTAAATTATAAACGTCTTTGTATTGATCGGTATTTTTTACCACAACCTTTTGAACAATATTTGATTTTTGAATATTTATTTGTTGTAAATTCTTTATTACAATATTCGCAATGCCTTTTCTCATTATCATATCCCATCTGTCGCCTGTAAGCACTTTTGCAATTATTTGAGCAAAATTTATTACTTTTCTTTTTAAATACCCAGTATCTTTTATTACAAATATGGCAAATATGTTCTTGTCTTGTTCTGTTTGCCATAACTTCCTTTCCATGTTTTCTGTGCCATTTTTTACCTTCTGGTGAACGATGCCATATCTTTGCAAGTTCCTGAACTTTGACAAAATGCCTTTTCCCTTCCGGTGTATAATACCAGCAATCTTCTTTGTGCTTTGCCCTATGTTCTTTAATGGTAAGACATTCCAAATTTTCAATTGAGTTATTAAATGGATTTTTGTCTTTATGATGCACTTCAAATCCTTTAAGTATTTTATCATGCTGCTTTTCCCAAATATATCTATGTAGATAAACTTTTTTCCTGTCGCCATAAGGACGTCCTGTATAATACACCTTGTCGCTTTTCTTACCCTGTAAAATACGGGTAAATTTAACACCATTAAAAATAATCGTTTTAGCTTCCATGATTTTTTTGCCCGCAATATACAAAAAATATCTGATTGCAACAAGTTATCGGCAAAAATAAATCCTTTATTAAGCGTAAAAATCGGATGGTCAGGGGTGCAAGTAATTTTATTACCACATATATTATAGGTTTTAACCAAAACATTTTTGCGGGTTAATCCTGATGCAATAACTTTTTTATATCCATTTCGTGTGTATATATAATTGCCATTTTTTACATCCTTTATTTTTATTTTTCCTTTATTGGTTTCTATAAAAGTATCGCCTATAAAGCAATGTCCCAGCACCTCAATTCCGTTCTTATCCTTTGGCTTTTTCATTGTGCCGTCTGTTTTTTCTTGTACCAGTGAGTAATCATTGATGCTTTCTTTACAGTTGTCCCCTATTGTTATCTCTATGCCCTGATAATTCATTTCGTATATAGCATTGACAAATTCAGCACTAAGGGCAACAGGCGGGTTCTTTGAGGGTTTACGTATCTGCGTTGGAAAATCCTGCTCAATAATGTCCCTTAACATGGTGAAATAATTTACTCCGGCTTCCATCTTAGTATCTTCTTTGGCGCTGGTGGCATCACCGTAGATATAAACTTTATTTAACCAGTCGTTTCTTTTCGCCCAACTCACAAACTCCTTTCCAACACTTCTTACTTTATTGTTTGGGTTTCTAAGGCATATCTCATGTACCTGTTTGACCTTTTTGTCGTCAATCTGCCATATACTCAAAGCCGGATAGGGATTTACGTTCTCGTCAAAGCTAATATGCAAAGGTAAATCCAAATCCAATTTAACCGGCTTGACGTGTTTCACCCTGTCAAATGATTTCCAGAACTTATCTTTTACGACCTTGTTACCCCATTCACCTAACGCATAAATAGTGTAATAATAGGGATTAATCTCTTTCCACTGTTCCAGGTCTGCCTTTTGAATTTCGGTTAAATATCTGTTATCATTATAGGTTGTATGGTGGGATGTATAGCTGTTCTCAATTATCTTACCATTAGGCAACTCTATTTTTACCGTATCTTTAAAGTTCTTTTCGGTATGTCCCTTGAAGAACATCTGCCACAACCAAAAGTCCTCATAATCTATCTCTGTCTCTGGATTGAATGAGAATATCTCTTGTATATAATCTGCTCGGATTGATCGTATAGAAGTCGTTACGGTTATGAAGTCCTCTAAGGTAATCTGGTTGCCTTCCTCGTACCAGGCACCAGTGGGGTCTTTAATTGACTTTAGTTTCTCAACTTTATCCAGTCCTCTTGCTATAAATCCATTCCCATTTACACATTCAATCTCTAAAGGTGATTTCCTGAACATAAATAACTCATTTAATCCAAGTTGATCCACATCATCCTTTAACGTCTGCCATTGGCTGTCTTTTATAGATTCAAAGGTCTTTTTTATAAGAATGAATCGAAAGTATTTTTCATTAAGACAGCGGTATATCAGTTTGCGGGATGCAGACAAACTTTTACCGGAGTTTCTTCCGCCCCACAGGAAAAGGTAGCGGTCTTTATTCTCAAATAATTCAGTAAATCTCTGGTTGACGAGTTTATGAAATGGCGGGAATTTGACATTAATCATATTTACGATTTTTGCACAAATCTACGCAAAAAAAAGACGTTTTTTAAAAGTGCCCTAAAAAAAGAGGTTTTTTAAAACGGGCAAAAAAAAGACGTTTTTTAAAACGGGCAAAAAAAAGACGTTTTTTAAAAGTGCCCTAAAGCGGAAACGCCCTGTTTATAGGGGTTTTAGGAGGGTATAGAGGGGGTATATGTGAGAAAAACGCAGAAAAATAGTTTTTTAATTTATTTTTGAAAATCTGAAAAAAGGCAAAATTTTAAAATTTTAGTAAAATTAAATGTAATATTAATCATCTTCTACTGTTACGGTAATTATCTTGCCGGAGTGTTCAATTTCCTGTTTTTCAATATATCCCCTGCCCTTACCCTTTGTTTTCAGATAAAAGATAATAGATGCTTCCCTTCTGTCTTTTATATTTTGAAATAAAGCTGACTCCGCAAAATCAAGGGCAATATTCTCAACGTCTTTTACCTTAATTGCAAAATCCTTGTCATCTTGTAGATAATTGTAAAATGTTTGCC